AGTTACTTTTGTATCAGGTCTTAATTTATGTACTTTATTGTATTGGTCGAATGCTCTCTGATTTGGAAAGTCAATCTCCTGTAATGGCATTAAGTCTACTAATCTCATTGTATAGTTTTTCGTTTAGATATAATTATATGATATAAATATAATTTTTTAACTTATAACCTCTAAATTGTTATAATTCTCTCCTTCTTCGATTTTTACCGGAAAACCACCCTTCTCCATTATCTCTCTAATGTCGTTTAAAAGATTTTCTCTTTCAATAGGATGTGTGTCTATAAGAAAGGCATCATAAGTATAAAGTATCATTTTTGACATTCTCCCCTCCAAATACTCCAATACCTCACCAATCTTCATATAATTGATTTCAGTCTCTAATGATTGTAGTAAATAGTTGAATACCTTTTGTTCGTTGGCACTCTCAATTCTATGGAATGGTATTTCTCTTTTATATAAGAGTGTCGTTAATTTTCCCGAAATGACGAACCTTTGGTATAATTCCTTAATGTATTCATCGACCTTTTGAAAGAATGGTATTTCTCGTGCATTATCATCTAATCCCCCATAAAGGTATGTAAAGGTTATTTTCTTTGCCGTCTCTATATCACACCCATAAAGGTTTGCAAGGTGTTGGTGGGCCGTTGTACCCGTTGGAAACTCATACCCAACCATTTTTGCAATCAAACGAATGTGATACGACTCATAGTCAAATTGAATTAGGGTTCCGTGTGGATGACGACTAATAAACATTTCTCTCGTACCATCGGATTTGTTTAACGCAGAGTAGTTGACATTAAGATGACGATTGGATGGTCTGCCGGTTGTTGTATATGGATTATATTGTGTGTAAACGATACCACCCTTTTTGATGTATTGTGGATTGAATGTAAAACTATCAATAAATTTTTCTTCTACGACTTTTACCCCAGCCCCTTCCAGCCTTCCCAATATGTTGATTGCTGATGTATATTTTCTATACCAATCTTGTCTTGTACTGATATTTGGGATTGTTCTAAGTATTTCCAACCACTTCATTAAAGGTACACAATCATTCAACTCCTTAAAGTCGTTTCTATACCCTCTATAAACCGATTCTACGACTTCATTAAAGATAAATGGTTTCCCATTCTCTTCAAAGTATACCCACTCATAATCCAATCCTATGGTCTTTAAATACCTATTGTCTAAAACTAATGTATTTACATGGACTATTTTTGATATGTCGAATTTGTCTAATTTCTTTGCATCTATGTGATTGAAATTGATTATACCATCTTCACCATTGATTTGTCTAAAATATATAAAAGACAAACGATTCCCCAACGGATGTGCTCTATGAGAACTCCATACAGGAATGATAAGGTCAATATTTACATTACCCCCTAAAAACGAAAGTAGGGTACGTTTATCTTCAATTAGATTCATACCCTACAATATACTAAAAATATTTTGATTTACAAAATTTATTCTCCCCAATGTTTCTTTCTAACTTCATAGATATCAATTGGTTCTCTCTTCATTTGGTTTCCTGGTCTAAAATATGCACCCTTCTTTAAATAACCACCTAAGAAATTTCTTCTCATTCTTGTAGTATCTTTATTTGGGTCAGAACCATGTACAACATGAGAGTGTAAAAGTGCAACTTGTCCCTTTTTCAAATGTCCTTCTACTTTACGGAAATCATGCCCTTCAGGCATTACACAACTAATTCCTCTCTCACTTCTCCAGTTTGCAGTGTTAGTTGCCTTTCTTTCCTCATTATCTTCCATAGGTAAAACAGGTAATCTATGTGAACCTTCATAATTCCAAACTGAACCATTTTCAGGGTCGTGATTATCTAATGCCAATGCAGTGTTTACAATTTCATTATGGCCACAACCTGTATAGAATGCATTTTGATGTTGGTCTCTACCCAACTCACCTTTTGGTTTAAAATATGCCCAAGTTTGCATACCTACGATTTCACCTTCCATTAAAAACTCCATTGCCTCTATCAACTTTGGATGTGCAAATAGTTTTTCTAACTTATCAGATAATTTATGAGGATACATAAATGGTTCATACTCTTGCCATTTTTCAGGTTCAGATTCATTTCTTTCTAAACGCAATCTATCTAATTCTGCATTTATTTCATCAACTTCTGATTCGGTAAGTAGTTCCAATACTGTCCAACCTCTATATCTCCAATCAAATGTCATTTGTTGGATTTCTTCGGTGGTAAGATGTTTAAATTTTGACATAACTTTAATTTGTTTATAACTAAATATAGTAAAAATAATTTATTTTACCAAATTATTATTTGTGAAATTGTAATAGGTTTGGTAGATATAATGATATATTTCTTATCTTGTTAGAAGTTAGATTGATAATTTGTTTATTTGTTATTTCAACACCAACATCTGATAATTCACCCATTTGATTATATACCGTTTCTTTTGGTCCTGATATTCTCCACTTTAAGTCTGCAACTTTCCAAAATGGGTTATCTCTCAGCTCATCATGTATTTCTTCGGATACTTCAAAAACAAAACCATTTGAATCATTTGTTTTTTGAATAAAATATCTTCTTAAAAATCCATTGTCATAATCAAATTCGGATGGAGTCGGGATTACGGTTTTTGGAATTTGTAATGTAAAATTTTCAATATTTTTTGCAACGTCTTTATACATATTATTTTTATTTAAACACCATATCTAAATTCACCTTCTATTTCGGTAGTCCAACCCTGGTCCGTACTTACTACATGTTTGGTATTCGTTATTTGAAATTGTCCTAATCTATTGTATTGTTCAGGTATACCATCTACTTTAAACGTTTCACCACAGGTTATACCACTAATACCATCAATTGTCAAATTTACTTTTATTGGAGTCACTAATTCAAATCTACTTCTAACATCCTCCGTATTCAATCCAAGTTCTGTGTTTATAAAACTATAATCTTCGTAAACCAATGTTCGTATATCTCCTTTTTTGAATTTGAATTTAGTTTGAAAATTATCATAAGATTTTCGTTTTGCTTCTTTTTCGGCATCTGCACCTTCTTTTGTCTTATTTTTATCATCAGTATTTGGTTTTACTGGAGTATTTATAAGTTGTTGATATTCTATTTCATTTATAGAAAAATATCCGTCAGCCGTTGAAAATGCAGAGTAATCTATACTTTGATATAATTCTGGTGATAAATTTATACTATCCTTATTTTCAGGATTTCCTTCTTTTACTGCTTTTCTATTTGCCAAAAATTTAGATGAATTGAATATAGTTGCTGCAGCTACCTGGTCCGTTAGTTCAAAGTTAAATTTGAAATCTCTAACATTTGAATTCATGGTTGTTGGTTTAAATCTATATTCTTTTCTATTACTGGGTTGTTCCGTATTTAACGGATATAATTTTGTGTCTATTACTGTTTGTTTTGCACCCTCATATAAAGACCCAATTCTTAATTTAAATAAACCAAAAGAAGTTTTATTTATTCTATCTAATATATCAACTATAAAATCTATGATTTTTGTATTTCTTTCCCAAGCTCCCCCAACAACTTTATACGATACAAAAATGTTTAGTGCATTTCCAATTTTTAAATCAACCAATGTTTGATTATTTTTATCTTTAATCTCTACAAGTTTTAATATTGTATTTTTTTCTAATGGGTCTATAAATGTTATTTCTTTATTTGGAATTAAAGAAAGTTTATCATTACCAACACCAATACTACCATCAATCGAACCATTGGTTTTTCTTTCAATCAGGCCAGAACCCGAATTAAATGTAAATTCAGGTAAATTTTCATTTGGAAATATTATATCATTGTCGGATGATATCATATTATTATGTACAGTTATTGGAATTATCTTTTCATTTGAATCTTTAATTTTAAAATAATCACTTTTAAATGATATAAAATCAGAATTGTTTCCTTGATTTGCCGTATTATTTGCTAAAATTTCTAATATGAATTTTAAAGATAGGTATGGTTCGGTTGATGCAGTTTTATCTATTTCGTCTTCGTTGATTTTACCCCAATTAAAAAAATGATTTTTCCATTCCGCTTCATTTAATTTTTTCACCATATCTTTATTCAATCCAGGTAAATCATTTACCAATTTATTTGTCCACTGTTCCCATACCGTTACACCCTTTGAAGGTGCATCGAAGGCTTTATACTTTGTAATAAATGCCTTTGGTAATGCCAAATTGTATTCATTTGATTGTGCAACTTCCAATTGTACCGAATATGTTCCATCTTGTTCAATTGAATAACTATAATTTATCAATTTACCCGCAACTCTAGCATATGAACCATTTGATATTTCACAAGCTTTTAAATATTTAGCAAATTGTTGTATTTTTGGGTCAGTAAATGATTTAAAAGTTTTAACAAATGTTTCATAATCCGACTTATCAATCATTACTTCATCTAAAATTAATGTATGTGAGTTCGAATTATCACCATACTCTATCAATATATGCATACCTGCTTTACAAAAAAACAATTCAAACATTTCAAACTGTTTTAATGAAAAACATCTAACATTTACGTTTGCAGTCAATAATGTATTATTCGTACCATCGGTATTGATATCAACCGATTCTATAATTGGCATGGATATTTTTCTACCAAATTCACCAACCGCAGTTATTAGTTTTCCTGTAAAATCAAATCCAACAGGAGTTTGGCCTAATGAATAATTTAAAGATGGATTAAATTGATTTGCAATTATACATCCTTTATATTCAACTCCGGTATCATTTTGTATAATTTCTTTTGTTCGTTCAAGTGCCTCTTTTTTTGTATTTGCAGGGCCTCCTGATTTAATCACCTTTGCACCAGAAGTCATAATCACAAATGGCATTTTTGTATTTGCCAGTTTTGGATTATTTTCTCTTTCTTCTAAAATATCTACTACCCATTTTTTGAGAGGTGCTAAGTAAATCATATAACTTATCTATTAATTCTTTCAAATTCGTTTAATACAGAATTTATGTTGGATGGTATTCTTAATTGTGTACCAGGTTCTATTGATAAAGATGCATCATTTAAATTGTTTGCAACCGATATTATCCACCAATAAGATGCATTGCCAAAATATTTTGAAGCCAATAAGTCTAATCTATCAGATTGTGTTGATATAATGTATATATCATTATCTGTTGCCTTAACTTTTGGATATATAGTTGATTCAAAATATTGTTTTTGTGTTGCCTTTTCTTTTAATATTTTATTATATGTGTATCTCATTTATTCTCCTTTTGGTCTATCTTTAAATGCATCCCATTTAACTATTCCTCCTTTACCATAAATTGAATTTGTTAATCCAGGATTTGCAAAATCAGCTAGTCTATCTATTTCTCTGTTTTTTTGAAACTGTGTTTTAATTCCAACATCATTATATCCATTGTCAGCTCTTACCCCATTTAATGATGATACATTTGGAGTTTGTAATGTAGGTCTCGGGTCTTTTTCTTCAACATCATCAAATCTATATGTAATACCCTCATTTGGATTTAATATATGATTTTCAATTATAGTCATTTCAAATGAAACATCAACAAAAGTAGGATATACCATATTTACATTTTCTTTCAAAAAATTTGGATTTGATGTTGCCCAAGGGGCTTCTTGTGGAACCGTTATTGATAAATTTGAAATAAATCCTTTTAAGTTATTATATAATGCACCTATACTGAGTTGTATAGTATTTGGTTTGAATACAATTGGTGTATATTCTGTTCCTGTTAAATTTATCGATGTAACGTTTGTCGACGGGTATACCAATTCTCTTAATAAGTTCAATTTATTACGCATTACAATCTGGTCACCATTTTCAATATAATAAACTCTAAAATCAAATGATATCTTTCGTTCAACACCCGTATATCTGTAAGTATTAAAAGGTGAACCAACATATTTAAATGAAGACCATTCAGGTGTCATATTATCCTGTACATCGGTTATGGTTGCCGGAAATAATAGATATGCACCTTCGTTTGGACCTGTTCCTTCTTTTTTTATTTTTATAAATTGTAAGTTATTTCCTGTATTTTGTTCTACTATGTCTTTTAATCTTGCGTAGTTTACTAAGGATTCTTTTTGTAAAATCGTATCAATTAAATAATTTCTTTCTTTTAATCCTAATTGTTTAACATCAATCAATTTTGGAATCCCCAATACACCATCTTTTACCTTTATAAATTTACTACCAGGTTTTTCTTTTGTATTTGGTACTCTAACAGTTGTATTTAAATTTGCTGATTTTTTTAGTTTATCAGATAAATCACCAATTGCATTTTTCCTTCTTGAAGTCAATGCATTTACTGCAATATTTTTTACTGCATTTTTTGCAGCACCTGTAATTGCTCCAGCTGCATTTCTTGCAATGTCTGATGGATTTCCTTTTAATAATCCAGTAAGTGCATTTTTACCTGCTGGCTCTTGTGATACTGCATAATTTTTACCAGCTTCAACTGCATACTTTAAACCATTCCAATCACCATTGATAGGTTGTCCATTTATTGAAACAGGAGGTTCACTTGCAATACCTTGCCCCTGGTCATTTGCGGGGAATATAGTGTCGGATGGTCTATTTGCAGAACCACCTAATAAATTACCTAAAAATCTAGCAAATCCACCACCACCTGCATTATTTGTATCTACATATCTTGCACCTCTAACGGTCAATGTTCTTGCAGGTTCAACCGAACCTTTAGTTGATATTCTAACTAAATCTGAACCATATAATGTTGGTAATCGTTTGTAAAATAAAACTCTTGGGCCATTTTTATCTAATTCTGCCGTTGCGACATCTTTAATTCTCTGACCTAGTCCTTTCTTTTTTTCAACGGTTTCTATTGGTTTAACACCATTATATCCATTCCTTAATAAATCTCTAAGAAATTGAGCCATTTATAATTTTATTTATTATAAATATCTTATATTATAATTTGTTGAGATTATTTAGTTTTTCCTTTTTCTTGTATTTTGATTTTTTCAATTCTACTTTTAACATCCTTACCATCTATTAACAATTTTAATCCAAAAGTTGGGTCTGTAAAATTTGCCAGTGTTGCCATTATTGTTTGTAAATTTTGTAATAATCCAGTTTGTGTAGTTGATTGAACATCTATACTTTTAAGTGAAGTATTTGATATCTTCAATGGTTGAGAAATTACCTCAGACATATTAAAATCAAATGTACTACCCTTAATAACTCCTCCTTTTGGCATTGAATTTTTAATTTCCTCAATAGCTTTTTTTAATCTCTCTTTTTGTTCGGCTGGGGTTCCTTGTGGGTTGGTTTGATTTAAAAATGGTGTTGTTCCGAATAATTTATCATTATTTTTTGGAAATTTACCAGTTATATATGGGTTATTTATTCCGGAAGGTTGCTCTATTAAATCAAGTGCAGATTTTAGTGGGGGCCCAAGTACTGGAACTTCACCAATTATTTTCCCTTCTCTTAATGCAAATTTTTGAATATCTACTAATGTACTAATTGCATCAGAAAATGCATTTTCTCTTAATTTTGCCAATTGTTGATTTACAGATTCATCACCTTTATTTCCAGGAGCAAATTGTAATAATTCTCTCAATCCGGCTCTTTGCACATTTATTATAGCACTACCTATTTCAAAATCTTTTAAAGAATTTTGTAAAGTTTTTAAAAAATCTTCATTTGATTTTATTCCCGCAGATGCCCCCTTTTCCAAAGGTTGTTTAGCTAATTGTTGTGCCGGAAAAAGACTATTGACTAAATCTACTGCAAAAATCCCCTGTGCTTGAGCTTTTTCTAATATTCCAGAATCTTTTAATGATTTAAACCCCTCATCATCTTTTCCTGCAGCAAATAGTGCTCTAGCTTCTGAAAGGTCAACATTTTCACCCAACATTGCAGATAATTCCATTTCTTTTTTAATACTATCTTTGTAATTTAATACCATAGATTTACCAGCTTCTGCAATTTTTACAAAAGAACCACCCATCTCTCTTACATTTCTAACCTGTTTAACTAGTTCTTTACCACTTTTTATATTGGCAAGTAATGCCATTTCACTAGAGTTGGCCAATTCCCCTGAAATATCTGCAATATTGAATTTATCCAAATCGGCTGCACTTAAAGACGATGTTAAATCTTTAAATGCATCTGCACCACCCGTTTTGTCCAACATTCTAAATAATCCAGTTATTCCGGAAAGTTCTGATGCGGCTATTCCTGTTTTTTTAGAAAATACTGCAACATCTTCACTTAATCCTTGAATTCCACTATTTGCACCTGTTGTCATTTCTGACATAGTAGATACTATTACATCTGCACCTATTCCTGCCATTTGTAATTGGTCAGCCGCATATTTTACACTACCCAATCCACTACCAAAAAATGCAGTTTTAGAAGTTTTTTCAAATTCTTTTCTTGCAAGCTGAACTTGTGTTTGAAAATCAAATTCTGCAAATAGTTTGGTTAAACCAGAATTGTTCATATAAAACTTTTCAGATGCGGATGCTAATGTGTTATATTTATCAGATAGTGCGTCTAAATACTTTAATTGAGAAGAAAGTTGTATTAATGGATTACTATCATTTGATTCTGGTATTGGTTGAGCACCGGTGGGATTAACCATACCAAAAGCATTACCCGCATAAAATTTAGCTCTTGCTGCTAAATAAGCTCCTCCCGCGAGTGTTAAATCCGATAGAGTTCCCGTTTCTTTAAATTCTTTTTTTGCTTCTTTAATTGAATTGGAAAGTTCACCAATTCCTCCAGGCATAGCTCCAAATGTTTTATCAAAAAATAATTCACCCGCTTCTGATGTTTTACCCATTGCTGTTCCAAAAGCATTGGTTTCTTCCTTCATCTTTTCTAAAGTCTCCAAAATACCTTTAAGTCTTTCATCATTTTTATCTATTTTTGAAATAGTTTCTTCAAATGTGTCTGACATTTCATATAAAGCCTTATTATATTCTTTTTGAGTAATACTACCACTTTTTAATTGCCTTTTTAAATCAGCAACCGATATAGGCATATTTTTATACTGGTCAGCTGCTTCTTCAATTAATTCTTTTTGTCTACCCTGTATGTCTGTATTTTTTTCTAAGAATGTGTTAATTCCACCTACTAAAGCTTTTGTAGAATCTATCTTTTTTTCTATTGCACCTGCATCTATATATTGTCTCTTATATTCGGATGTAATACTTCTTTGTAATTCATCTAATTCATCAAAATTTATTAATTGATTTTTAGTTATTTCTTCAATGTCTTCCTGTAAGTCTTTTTCTTTTTCTAAATTTTTTAGTTTCTTTTCTTGTTCTTGTTCTATTTTTTTGACAAGATTTTCATATTTTTTTAATTCAGAAATAATATCTTTATATGTACCATATTCATTTACTAAAGCCTTTAATTTATTTTTTAAATCTTCTTTTGTTTGATTGGTTACATATTTATATTTTGCTAATTCTTTATTAATGGCAGTCCATTCTGCTTGAGTACTTTTTAATAAGTCTCTATATTCTTTTATATCCTTTATATCCTCTTGAGAAAATTGCTCTTTTGCCATTAGTAATTTTTATTCAAAATTTTGTCAATTTCTTTAGTTGACAATCCTTGCTTTTGTAAAGTATTTTTCATAGAAATTAATGCATCATCCATTCTATCATTCCAAATAGAATATAACTTTCCCAACTGTGGGTCTTTTTTAGATATATCTCTTATAAAAGATTGTTCTCTATTATTAGATTTTGCTTTTAAGAATAGATTTAATAATCTATTAAAAACACTCATTTCAATCAATCTTTGTTTAGGCATAAAATACTTTAGTATAAATATTACTTTCTAGATGTTTTTGATGTATTTGATTTTTTAGATGCCTTTTCGTATGATTGTTTTTCCGATTCTTTTGTTTTCAACAATTCTCTCCAATAAAATTCTCTTAATTTAATAGGCATATAATATAGGTCTTGCCAATTAAATCCACCATTGGCAAAATATATCATTTGAAATATTTTTTCATGTAAAACTACTGAATAATTACTCGGCAGGGTAAAAAAAGTTTAACCCGAATGGGATTCTTAGTGCCTCCATTTCACCGTCTGAATGTTCGTAGTTGAATGTTAAATCTAAATCAGGAGTTATAGATTTCATATACTTTCTCAAACCTCTACTATCACCTGCAAGTAATTGATTTGTTACAAAATTACTAATAAATCCTAAATCTTTATTTCCACCAACTTCTACTATAATTCTTCTATATCTTGCGGTAATTTCATTACCTTGTTTTAAAACCTTTTCGGTTGCCTCTATATCTTTATTTATTGCCAATTCATCACCATGTGTTAACAATTTAAATTTAATTGTTGTTTTTGAAACAGGTAATGTATATTCGTATTCATTTTGTCTATTTAATAAAGATTCGTCTACTTCTTTTACCTGTATTTGTGATAAATCAACATTAACTTCAACATCTTGTCCAGAACCATTATCTCTAACTGATATTTGATAATCAGGACCAAATGCTAACATTCTACTTGTAACTAATATTGCATTCTTATCACCTACCAATAAATCGTTAATATGTACTCCAGGTTCAACTACAATAGATTCTAATAACTTATCTAATTGAATACCTTTTTTAATCAAATTAGTAGAAGTTAAAATGTCTTCTTCTTTTGCAGTCATTAACTTAATTGTGATTTCTCCTTTGGATAGTGGAGAACTTTCAGGATAACATAATCCTTTTGATGGTAAACTGATAATTTCGGTTGGGAAAGGAAATGACCTTTGTCCTTGTTGTGTAAATCCACCCAATCCTCTTGTAACTTGTTGTTCAATGTTTTGTTCCATAATATAACTTTTGTCTTTATTATATATATTATGTTTTTCAAAAATAAAAAAGGGATACTTTATGGGTATCCCTTTCTTTTATAATTTTAATACGATTAGTATTCTAAGATTGCGTAATCATACGCTAAACTCAATGTGATTGAAACCGGGTCTGTTGTGTTTGACCAATCCATTTCACCAAAGTTTGCTTGTACAATGAATGCACCTTTTAATGTCCATTCTTCAACTTTATCTCCTACTGGACCTAATGCCCAAAATTTGATATCTTTTTTGTAGAATGCAGCGTATCCATCTCTACCTGTGATTGACTCATGTGATAATCTAATCCAATCCATTACTTGTTGAGCTCCAGATGGGGTGATTGGGTCATATAGAGTGATTTCTACATCATCCCATTGTGTTTTACCCTTAATCTTTCTTTTTACATTTATATGGTCTAACTCAACCACTTCTGATGTAACAGTAGGTCTTTGTGCTGTTTTGATAATGTACGATTCGATACCATTGATTTCCATTATAAACCTATTGGCTAACTTTGGTTCAAAATTACGGTAGAAAATTTTATCAAACTCTAATATTTCTGGCATTTTACTTTATTTTAATTCTTTTATATAAATATCTGTTTTCTAAATTATCCGTTAAATGTTGCTCCAGTTGGTAAGATGTTGAAATCAATTTGAATGAATTCAGCAGTCTTAGTTGGTTGTAAGTAGATAGCACCTGCTAAGATGTTTCTATCGATTACGTCTGGAGTGTTATTAGATTCATCCATTACAACACGGAATGCGTACAAACCTTGTCTTTGTTGGATTGATTCTAAATAAGGGTTAACAATATTTAAAAATGTGTTTCTTGTTGTTGAAGTATTTTGTTCGAATACTAAGAATCTTGAAGTAGATGCTATGTATTTTCTAACAGTTAACAACAATCTTCTAACATTGATTCTATCCAATGCAGATGGTCTATCTTGTAATGTTTTTTGTCCGAATACTACAATACCTTGTCCTGGGAATTGTACGATTGGGTTTACTTTACCTTCGTATAATTCATCTTTTTCAGACTGAGTTAATCTATTTAATACACTAACTGCTCCTACCAATCCACCTCTATTCAAACCTGCTGGTGCGAACCATTCTGCTGCTACTCTATCGTTTGCTGCAAATACTCCAGGTAATAATACCGATGGTGGGACTGTTACTAATTTATTTGTATTAATATCGATTGTTTTAATCCAAGGATAGTAAGTTGCTGCGTAATTAGTATCCAACTCACTAGCTTTAGTAATTGTTGTTTCTAAACTTAAATCAGAATCACCCATTTCAGTAATAAAGAATGCATCTGCTCTTTGTTCAACCATATCAACAATTGCTGTGTGAATATATGAGTGGTCGTTCTTTGTAACACCAGGTGCTACAACCATATTAATATCAAATTCATCTGCGTTAGATAAAGCGTTAATTGCTTTCATATATGCAACGGAACCATTTGATGTGGAATTTGTTAAATCAAATCCTTGTGTGTTTCCTTGAGATATATCAGAACCCAAATTAATAGGTGTTAATGGACTCATACCATCAAACCCTTCTTGGAATGCTACAACGAATTGTGCAGTTGTAGAACCTACTGATAATGAACCTCCATTTGCTACATCTAATCCAAACACAGAGTTAGAACCTATTGTTGCAGAAACTGGAATTGGTTTTAAGTATACTTTATTATCATTATTGAAATCCAAATCAATACCACCATATTGTGTTGCAGATGCAGTTACAAATGTTACTACTGGAATTAAACTATTGTTTGCTCCAGCTACAACCGGTAATTGATAAGCTGCATGTCCGAATGGAACTGCTTGAATTGGTGCGTTTACATTTAAGCTTGCAACTCTAATATATTTTGAAGTATTTACCCAATCACCTTCTTCTTGTATTTTACCATCTGAATTTGGAACGAATGATAATTTTCTATCACCAATTACTCTACTAATAAAGTTTGGGGAGTTGGGGTCTAAGTTTACATTTGCAAATGTTTCTAAAACATTCTTTTTCTTATTTGTATCATTAAAATCTCTCACTACAACTGTAAATGTTCCATAGTCTGTTCCGTTTATTGAACCAGCTGCTTTAATATTTGAAATACCTATTTTTACTTTTGTATTTGCAGAATTACCAACACCCAATGTTTCAAATTTGAAAAGGTCGTATCTTTCACCACTAATTTGTTGTGATTTAATCATCGGTGTCAATGCTTCTTGTGCATCAAATGTGAAGTCTTGTTCATCTAATATTACTACACTTGCAGTAGCGATTGATTCCGTTACAGCTGTATTTTTAAATACACCATAAGCATATCCTGATTTTGAACCAAATGGAGATGTTCCATAAGTAGATTCGATATCTGTTAATTCAACTACACCACCCGAAATGTCTGATATAATTGTTGAACCACTTAATCCTGTCAATGAAGAACCTGTTGGGAATAATATTGCAAGTGAAGATGTTACATTACCATGTGAACCTACTACCATCAATGGTTTCCCTGCTGTATATCCACCAACACCTGCTACTCTACAAATTGTTGCAGTTCCTGCTTCTCTTAAATAGTTTTGTACTGCTAAAGGAGTATAATATTTTCCATCAGCTGCTCCAAATAATGAAGTAAACTCAGCTTGTGAATTTACGATTGTTGGAACTACTGGACCTTCGTTGAAAGGGCCTATGAATGCTGCACCTATATCTGCTACACCTTGTTGTAAGAATGAAAGGTCATTTTCTCTTGTGAAAACACCTGCCGATACTAATTTTTCTGCCATTTTATATGCTTTAATTTAAATTTATTAATTCTCCTTATAAATATAAAAATTTATGTCAAAACAATAATTCTTATTTATATGTTGGAGAGAAATAATTATATGTTTGTGTTACCGATGTCGAAGTTTGTAATGTGTTATAGAACAATACTGGTCCTATTTGGCCATTCCAAAATGTTGTTATTGCACTATTACTACCAATTGTTACAAAGTTACTATTAGATGGTGCAGTAAATGCTGATGATGTATATGTTCCAATTGAACTACCATCCACATAAACTGTTGTTGTACCACTAGGTTGGAAAGTTGCTGAAATCATATACCAAACATTTGATGATAATGAAGTTGTAAATTGACCACTATTTCCTAATGAACTACCTCTAAATTGAATTCTATTTAAAGTAGAGCTATCTGTTGATTCTATTGCCAAACCATAAAAACCTGCGTAGTCAAAAATGTGTCTTGTAGTTGTACCTAATGTTGTTGTAGGTCTAATCCACATATGAATTGTACCAGTATTAGTATTAAATTGAGAAATACCACCATTTATATTAGTCGTAGTATCTTTATACCAGAATTGGTTTGTACCATTTCCTGCCCAATATTTTTCTTTTCTACTAGCTCCGTTATTATATGATGGGTTACCACCACTAATACCTGCTGCATTTGAAACACCGGCAGGTCTTACACCCGTATTATATCCACTTAAATCTAACCAGTCAGTTGTTGCCGTACCATTTGTAGATGCAGCTTTTGATGGGTCTAAGTACATTCTTAAACCACTTGCAGGAATAGATGGTTGAGTTGTTGTTCCTTTGTTATGTGAAATTAAACCATTTGAAATATACACATCGGCATTTTCCACATTTACAGTTACAATTTCAACATCTTCTCTTACAATTTCTATATTGCTTATTTCAACTTCTGTTTCATCTTGCATTACAAGTCTATCACCAGGTAAAATATCACCTACATTCTTAAACTTATATTTTCCAATCTCATTATCCCAAACGTATAGTGGGTGAGTTTCAGTTGCCTTTATTAAACCATTATTTAAAGAAAAATATCCTTCTGCAAAATTAAAAGTCAAATCACTAACTGTTACATTTTGACTTTTAATTTTGC